GACTAAAGCAGGATTGCTAAAAGTAGTGCCACCTGCCGTTGTTGATGGTGTAATTTCAAGAGCATTCGCAACGTTTTCTTGTACGGCAATTTGAAAATTAGTATTAGATGCAGTTTTAAATATATATTGCGGACTTGTACCACTATGAGTGATGTTCCCCGAACTGTCGATACGCATCTTTTCGCTACCCGATACTTGAAACTCTATATTTGTTCCAGTAGCATTGTTGATTTGTGCGTTACCCGTACCCGTTGGACCAATGTTTATGCGACTAGCAATATTAGTACCAATAGACTTCAGCCAAAGTGTATCGGTATAACCAGATGGCGCTTGTAATGTTAAAGGCGTATTAGCAACAAACGAATTAGTACCAATCCCAACTTGTGTAAGTAATTGACCATCACCGTTTTGTAGTCCACCAGTAGTTGGTGAACCTGCCGTTGTGCCAGTAGTTACTAGATTACCGTATGTGTCTTTTAGTTGAGTTCCCGATAGATTCATAATTTAATGCTTGTCAAAATACATTGATGATTGATTCCAAATTTGATTGGAGCGTGATAAGACACCCCATCTGATGTGTGATATTGCTATAAATATCATTGTATCATGTCAATTAAGATTACCTTGAATGATCTCTCACTTGCTTCATTCTGTGATCCACTGAGCCTTATCTTTAAAACATCCTTGAATACATCAGCAGGAAGTGAATGCTTTCCAGTTGATACTGTTATGCTGTACTTGTTGCCAAATGTGTCGTATATGTCATAAAATGTTCCATCCACATCAATCTGAACATCAAATGATGTGTTGGTCATTGCTTCTGTGAAAACTATTGATCCCATCTCAAAGTCTTTGAACTGTTGATCAATTTCAATCGCTGAGCTTGTTGAAGCTCCTGATGCAATGGTTGCTGTTCTTACTTGTGTTGATTGTGCCATGTCTGAAGATACCTATTTTTTTATATCTTTCTTAAGAGACCTTGAGAGTTCCATCAGATTCTTTGTACAAAATTCCAGTTTGTGCAGGCTTGACAGTTGGAAGATTTGTGAGCCTGATGATTCCACTCAACTCATTTGCAGACCTTGTAAGCTTTGCAAACTGAGTGTCACTACTGTTGACAAAGACTCCATCAAGACTGACCCTTGTTTGACTCTGAAAGCTCTTGACTGACAAGTTGCTGTTGAGCTGAAACTGTGCATTGTTGCCAGTTGCCTCACTTGATACTTCAATTTTTAATTTGAAAAAACTATATTGATATGAATGAAAACTGAACTTTGTTGTTGCACTTCCACCAGTTGAAGTCAATTCATTTGAGAAAAAGGTTGCAACTGTGTTTGTGGCGTTTCCAGTTGTTGCTCCACCAAGTATTGTGACAGTATATGAACCTACTCCAGTTGAGTTGCCAGTTCCAAGATTGATGTACTGAGCAGATGTCTCAACAAGAGCTGAATCTCCAACTGTGACTTGAAATTCATTGGAAAGAAAAGCTGTGCCCTGAGTGACAACTGTACTTCCATGAGCTTGATTCAATGGAGCTGAGTTCTCCGTGATTGTTGGACTGCCATTGTTGACATCAATCTGAGTTCTGACTCTGTTGGCATCCTTGAGTTGAACTTGCTGATTTGATGAGTCAATCTTGATTCCTGATCCTGATGCTGTTGTGTCAAGAGTGAATATTCTTGTCTGAATGTCAAAGCTTCCTGCATTCTCATCAAATGACAAGAAGTTTGTTCCATCACCAACTTTGAACTGAACATTTCCTTGTCCAAGTCTCCAAAAGTTTTGACCTGATATGCTATCATTGTCAAACTTTAATCCTTGCACATCATTTGCAAGTTTTCCAAGAGTTATCAAACTGGTACCAGTACCAATGACAATGTTCTGATTTGTACTGCTGATGTCAAGATTGGTTGTGTTCAGACTGAAAGATGTTGTTGCAATATCAAAGCTTGATCCATTGAATGACAAGAAGTTTGTTGAGTCACCAACTTTGAATGTATCACTTGACAACTGTGCAAGAACAGTGGTGTTGTTTTTGAAGAATATACCTGAAGAAGTGATCAGTGCATGTTCATTTGAGTTGTCACCTGCAAAAAAACCAAATGTCTCTGAACTTAGCCCTGAATATCCATTGAGATCACCAAAAGCAACTCTTGTCTTGTCCACACTGAGAAAGCCATCATGAGTGTTGATTCCAGTCTGAACTCTTGTGATGAGCTTGTCAGTCTTTCTGTCAACATTTCTGTACATGATTGACTGTCGGTCTGTGTCAGATGTGTTGCCAATAGCAACAATCAGATCACCTTTTTGCAAGCTTGAAGCAGTTCCATCAACATCAGTTGTGGTGATCACATTTCCTGAGATGTTCGTGATTTGTCCTTTGTAGCTTCTCACAATTTGTGCAGGAGTTGCTCCATCATTCTCAAAGTTCTGATTGATGTCAACAACTTGCACTCTGATCAGGTCATTGCTTTTGAAAGAGGTTGCATTTGATCCATCCTTCATCTGCAAAGTGATCTGATTTGTGGCTGAACTTTCAACAACTCCAGTTGCAATTGTCAAGACTTCTGTTCCACCAATAGTTGATATCTGTTTTGCAATAAACTCAAAAACTGTCAATGCTCCTCTGACAAGTAGATTTCCAAACTCTGCATCTCCGTTTGCTTTGATCTGATAGCCCGATCCACCAAAGGTTGCAACAAATCCATCATCTTGAAGGTCTGACTGTGTTGTGAGCGTACCTTGAAGATTCATTGTGCTGTTGAAGTCAGCCGAGCCTGAAAGCGTTAAAGAACCACCTATTGTGGTGTTTCCAGTCACATCTAAAGTACCACCTAGTGTAGTGTTTCCAGTTACATCTAAAGTAGTACCTACTGACACAGATTCTGCTACATCTAATTCATCGGTAATGTATAAGCTACCTGCTAGATTTATTGATCCAGTGATGTAGAAGTCACTTGTGTTCCAAACTTCTGTGGCAGTGTTCCACAATAGATCAGATTGAGCATCTAGTTCATTGGTTCGGATCGTTCCACTTGCAGTTATATCATCAAACTGAACATCACTTGTGGTTGTCAAATTTTGATCTAGAGCTCCTAAATATCCAAACTGAGTGTTGGATATGGTCACACTGTCAATGTTCTGTATTTGGGTGTATTCTGCCTCTGTGATAGCAACCAAGTCAGATGCTTGTCCTGAAGATAGACCTGAGAGTGTGTCAAGCTCCGCATCATGTGCTTGAACATTGGAGCCAATAGCAACTCCAAGATTGGTCCTTGCTGTGCTTGCATTGTTCAGGTCTGAAAGATTGTTTGAAACCTGCAAGAAGTTTGCATTGGTTGCACTTGTTGAGTTCGAGCTTGATCCACCACCAGTTGATGATGTTGATCCACCACCAGTTGCATTGGTGTATGAGACCAGTGTATCTGATCCTGCTGTGACAAAGTTCAGCTCAATGAGATTGATGTTCCATTCATAGCTGTTTGTGTTCCATGATCCACCAAGAAAAGCAAGATTCTTCCCATCATAGACAATGATCTTATTTGGTTCATACTCCCCATAAAAAGATCCCCTGATGTTCCTTCTCTGACCTCTCCTTGCATCCATGATCTCTCTCATCAGAAGCTCATGATGAGTCATTGTACTTGAGTCAGATGTCAGTTTCCAAGTTGATGTGAATCCATCAGAAAAAGCTGTTCCAAGTTTTAGAGCAGACAATGAACCTGCACTTGGACCATCTCCAAAATGAAATTTTCCATATTCATACACCTCATTGAAGGAAAGAGTCTGCCTGAGTTCAAAATCAATTGAATCACTGTTTTCAGTATCTGCTATATATCCAATATCAAACTGAACATTGCCAAGATCAACATACTGCACATCATTTACACCAACCAAGCTATCAGGAAAATCAAAAAGCACACTCAACACACCATCAGCATCATCAGGGATCAGTTCTGATATGATGCTTATTCCATTGTTTTGATAAACATCATTGCCATCACTGTCAATTGTAATTGGTCCAGTGACATCTAAAGGAATAGATGAGTCACTTGCACTCCATGCCATTGTATTTGTGAGATACTTTGTGCCTGCTTGAATCTTGACATTCATTCCTGCAAAAGTATCAACAATGTTTGAGTTCACATTTGTTGCAATCGCTAAATTGAAAGAAAGCCTGAGTGTTGTGGTTCCATTGCCTGCAAAATACTGAGAGAATGTTTGATCAGAAGTGAATCTCAATGATCTTGGAATCTTTATTGACTGAACATCACTATCATGTTGAAATGTTGATGTGACTTTTTCAAGACCTGCATAGTAGTTGTTGACTACACTGTTGCCTAATATCTTCAAATTTTGATTTGAAGCAATCGTTTCTCTCAAGTCATTACTTACCCTTGCTGACCCTTGTTTGACTCCTGAGCTGTTGTATGTGGTGACTGGAACTGCATTCGGTGCATTAAGTGCTGAGAGCTGAACAATCTGCCAGTCTCCATCTGCTTGTCTTAATACAGCACCATACGTCTTGAGCATATATTCAAGAACAGTGTTGTTTGTCAGTGGTCTGTCAACATTCCCTGATGTCTCTGCAAACTGTCTGAACCTTTGCTCATTGTGATAGATTTGGTTGTACACATCATCACTTGTGTCTGATTGATCTGAAGCAATCCACTTGGATGATGTCTTGATGTCCAATCCAAGACCAGTGGTGTTCAGTATCTGAGCAATGGTTGTGATTGCTTTGTTTGTGCTTAGGCTGAAGGTAAAGTCTCCACTGAGCTCAATATCCTTTGCAGTGAAGGTTGTCTCCATATTGCCAAAATTCTGCTCTCCAATAGAGATCAGATCAGGCATCAACCAACCACTCCAAATGATGGTTGAGTTTCTTTTGAGCTGAATCTTAAAATCTTTGAACTTGCTTTCTGCTACCTCTTCAACAGCATCTCTCTCTGTCTGATTCCTGACTGCAATGGTTCCTTTACATTGAGACTTTTGAATATGTGTGAACTTTCTGAAATTGAGTTGATCATAGCTTCTCTCAATATTCTTCCCAATGAACTCAGTTGCACTGCCAGTATGACCCTCATACAACAACTCAAATGTGTATGTTGTTGTTGTGGTTCCAACAATTTGCTTGTCAGTGAAAAAGTATTTTAGACCATAGCTCATCTGTCAAGTGAGTAGTTTGCCTCAGCTAAACTCAGAACAAGGTCAGATCCTTTGATTCTGAATTCACCACTGAGATTCAAATTTGATCCCATATCTGAAGGAAGTGATCTTGACTTGGGGATGACTCTTTCACCTGAAGAAAGCAGTGCAGGAAAGGTGTCATTGTTGAATCCTGATGGAACTATTCCACCATCCTTCATACCCTCTCCAAACTTACCAGTGACATTCTTGATGGTTTTACCTAGAGCAACAAGAACCAATCCACTTGCTATTGCTTGAACTGGGTTTGTAAAAAGACTTTTTTTCAAACTCACTGATGCTGTACCAATACCAATGGCAAGCTTTCCAAATTGAATTGCAAAGTCTCCAAGAACAGACAAGATTCTGCTTCCAAAGTCTCCTGCTCCTGCATCACCAGTGAACAAGTCAGCAAATGAATCTGCAACTGTGCCCAAAGTTGAAGAAAGCTGATCCTTCATGAAGTGATCCAGTTGGCTCATCTCTTCAAGAGTGTTTTTGATAGGTTCACCCAAGTCAAGCTTTGATTCCATTTCAGGCAAGGCTTCCTCAATCAAAATATCCTCAGTCTGTTGAGCAGGAACCACTGGTTTTGGTGGTGCTTTAGGAAGTCCATCAGATGCAACTCCAATGTCTGCAAGTGAGCTGACAAGACCCTTTGCTTTGCCAGTCATCACATCAATAAACTCACTTAGAGTCTGAAAGTTTGTTTCCTTTGGATCAGGAATGTTTTCAATGGATGAGTTTACGCCATCAATGAATCCCTGCATTTTAGCTGAAGCATCCTCAAATCCAACCCTCTCAAGAAGTCCTGCAATCTTGGATGAAATTGATGCAACTGCTTGAAGAATAAATCTTTTGATTCCATTCCAAAGATTCTCAAAGAATATTGCAAAACTCTCAAAATTCTCTTTCACATAAAGAACTGCACCAACAAGTCCTGCAATGACTGCTGTGATTGCAATGATCTTGACTCTGAAGATGAGTGTTGCTTTTGATAGCCCTGCAATTGCCATCTTTAATTTCCCAACTGCAATGAAAGACTTGCCCAGTAGCAACAATGTTGGACCAAGAGCAGTCACAATCATTCCAAGACCAACTGCGAATTTCTTTGTTTCAGGTGATAGCTCTTTGATTCTTTTCAATATTCCATTCAGACTTGTGATCACTTTTTGGAACATTGGCAAAAGTATCTCACCAAATTGAGTTCCAATCTCAACAAGACTTTGTTGAAAAATCCTTGTTTGATTGGCAGATCCTTCACTTGTTCTTGCAAAGTCACCTTGAGCATTCTTTGTTTTCTCCATAACAAAAGCAAATCTCAGATTGACCTTCTCTGCCTCTGTCATCTCTTTGATGTTCTTATGGATGCCCTGAGAAAGTGCAAACTGCTCAAGATTGGTTTGTGTCATCACAACTCCAAGTCTCTTCAAGCTTTCAGTCTCTCCAGTGAAGATTCCTGCCAGTGCTGTCTGTGCAACTTCAACTTGAATGTTCTTGAATGATGACAAGTCTCCTGCAAGTCCAACAAGCTGAGTTGCCATGATCGCTGAACTATCAGTTGTCAATCCCATTGATGTCGCCATGTCTCCGAAGAGAGAAGCACTTTCAAGGGCTTGATTTGAAGATATGCCAAAAGACTCAAGGGATGTGTCTGCAAAATCTTTGACAGATTGAGAAGAACTTTTGAAAGCAACATCAACTTTGTTGAGACTCTCTTCCATATCCATTGCCAACTTGATGGCTGAGCCACCTGCCAATGTCAATGGAGTTGTGAGTCCTAGTGTAGCCTTTGCACCAATTGCTGAGAGTCTTGTTCCGAACCTCTCAAGAGATTTGCCTGCTCTTGAAACTCCTTTTTGGAACTCTTTGATGTTGAAGAAAGCATCAACTTGAAGTCTTGGATTTGCCATTGTTGTAGTTTTTTACTGCTCTTTTAAAATCATCCAGTGTGCTTGTTTTCACATCTGTGACTTCAGGCAATTTAAGCAAATCTTTTGGTTTTATCTTTTTCTTTGTATGTGGTGACAAGATCCATGTTCCAATTGTTCTTGCCACATCCCAAACTTGATAGTCTCTGCTCTGCTTTGCTCTTACTAAATAGTCAAATTCTTTCCAAGTAAGATCCCAAAATTGATCAGGAAGAAGTCCGAGATCTACATACGCAACCTCAAAAACATCTTCCCACTCTACTTTTTTTTAGAACCTTTACTCTCTTGACCCTCAGGGAAGGATTGATTCATCGCTTCAATCACAGTCTCAAAATCAGCTTGATCCATGTCATCAATCCACTCTCCAACATCCCACTCATCAAAGTCAACTTCTTGTTTTTTCTTTTTTGCTCCACATACTAAAGCAGACCAAAACAAATCTCTGATCTGCGCAACTGACATCTCTGCCTCTGAGAGTGAGATCTTGTGCTTCTCTGTGTAGAGTGCAAGTTGGTTGATGCCAAACTTGAAGAGTCTTTTCTTGCCACCAATGGCAATTTCAACTTCTGCTCTGAATAGATTCATTAAGACTCACTGAAGCTGACTGCACCAGTCACTGCAATAGATCCTGAAAATGTTGTCACATCTTCCATCGGTGCATCCATTGACAAGGATGTGATCAATCCACTTCCAGTGAATTTTGGTGAAGCATCAAACTGTCCAGTTGCAAGTTGCCAGTTGATTGCAGTTCTATTGTTGAACACAGTGAAAAGATCATCAAGACCTTTCATTGCTACTCCACCTGCATCAGTGATTCCTTGAGCACCAAAATCAACAAGTGCTTCAAAGTCAACTGTTGCACTTCTCTGACCTGCAATGAGTTCTTGAACTCCTGCTGAGTCCTTGGATGATACATCAATTGTGTCCATGTCGATTGAGATTGATGCACTTGTGCTGTGAGCAATAGCACCACCATCAACAACAATCAAAAAACTGGTTCCATTAATTTTTGCCATTTTAAATCTCTTGTATTAAATGTCTGAATTTGAGTTTGTGTACATACAAGATATGAGTTTCACTTAGTTCTTCCAAAATGGTTGAACTGTCAAGCTCACTCACAAAACAATTGAATCCAGTCATGCTGAAATAAGACTGTGCTCTTGTCACAATCAACTGAGTAACTGAATCACCAATGTCATAGGCTTGACTCTTGCCACCAAAAGATCCTTCAAAGCCAGTCACCACATCAACTGTGATCTTTGCTTCTACTGTGAAGGATGATTTTGACCCCACATGAGCAATCTCTTGTGAACCTAGATGGATGTATGGATAGTCTTGAGATGGTGGAATCACGTCAAAAACTGGAACATTTGATCCACCATGAGTGATGTTTCCATTCAGTGTTGTGAAGTATGCTGTCTGCAAGAGTTTGTTTGGGAGTTTCATATATCAATCTTTTTTAAAACATCAGGAAGGTTTCTTTTTTCTTCTTCAAAGCTTGGGATCAAGTATGGTTTTGGAGCCATTCCACCAGTTGTTCTGTTGCTCACCTTGAAGAGTATTGCGAAATCTTCATATCCTCTTGGAACTTTCACTTTGGTGATGGTTCCAAATTCAACATAAGGAGCATAGAAAACTGAAGCATGAACATTGCCACTGAACACATCTTTCTTCTTTGCTGTCTCCACCTGCAATGAAGTCATGAGTCTGTTTGATCCACTGCTTCCACTCAAGTGTCTCCTCAAGTTGTTGACAGCTCCTCTGTGAACCCTGAACAAGAAAAGGTTTGCTTCATCCTGAACCTTTTTCTCAAATCCTGCTGACTTCTTCTTGATGTCATTCAAAGCTTTCTTCATGTTTGCAGGCTTGATCTTGTATCTCAGTCTGTTCTTGCTCATTTCTTCACTGCTACAATGTGATAGTACTTGACTGGTCCATCCATCAAGATTGATGACTTGATGTTGTATGATCCCTGATAGATGCCTGATGCAATGCTGATCTTGTAGTCATTGCTAAGTAAAGGACTGAAATTTGAGCTGTGACGAACTACAATGTTGTATGTGACATTGCCTATCACCTGACCTGACTCAAGTCTCTCTGTGCCTGATTTTGGTTCTATCCTGCAAGGTACAGTTGAAACTGTGGTGTAGGAATTAGTGAATCCACCTGCTCCATCAGATGTTGTGCTGAGTTTTTGAAACTGTGCTCTGTGCCTGAAGTCTCCAATGTTGTAGAATTTTTTCTTCAAATGCTTCTCCTTCTGTAATGATTCAAGATGCTCTTGGCATCATTTGGCATTTTGCTCACTGCTCCACCTGCAACATTTGATCTGTCCTCAAACTGTGAGTTGATAATCTTGAGAAGAGCAATGATGATTCCATCAGGAAGATCGGTTGCACCAAATCCAGTGGTGATGTCAACTTCAAGACCTTGATACCTGACTGGAAACTTAAGATGGAGAACCTTCTGATCTTGACCAGTCAAGAAGAACTCATCAGATGCAAGTGCAGTCTCCACTCCAAGCACTTTTGTTCTCACTGCATCCACTGAGACATGTGGTGGGAATGGCAAGAGAATTGAGCTTGCGTGTTGATCATATTCAAGAGTCATCGTTCTTCTCTTGATCATTGATCCAGTGTACCTCTCAGCAATGTCAATGCTCATGTTGATCAATCTTCCAATCAAAGTGTCATCATCACTGTGATCAATACCCATGAAGCTCTTTGCCTCTGAGAGAGCAACAATGGTGTCAGTTGATGTGGTGTTGATTGTCTTGCTATATCCTAGTGATTGCCCTTGATTGTTAGTTGACAGAGAAGTGTATGTTTCCATTGATTTGCAATTCTTTCAGTTGAGTTCAGTTGTGTACATACAAGGTACTGTTTTTTGATCAATCTTGATAATTGACAAAAAAAAAGACAACCTGATCTCCTCAGATTGCCTTATACATCTACCAAATATAACTATGCTACTTTCTACTATTCGGCAATATCATCTTTTTCAAGATCTTCTGCAAGTAGCTGTTGATCTTCATCCTCAAGCTCTGATCTGAGCTCATTGTATCTGAACTCAAGTCTGTCCTGCTCCATCCTGAATCTCTCTTCTTCCTCAAAGCTTGATCCATATCCGAGTCCATGATTCCATCTTTCAATCAGTGTCACTGTTAAACTCCTTATTGATGATTGATTGAAGATTGCTCTTGAGCACCCATGAACGGTCTCTGTCGATCACTCCTTTTCTCTCAGTCCACTTGAAGTTCTCATTGCCATAGAGCTTCTTGATGTCATAGCTGACTCTGTGAGTGAAGCCATCCTTTGATTCACCCTCAAGACTGAAGTAGGTGAAGTTCTGTCTTGCGTATGGAAAGCTGATGTCCATCTCATAGGTTGTGATCTGTTCATCTCTCCAGTCTTTGCATGTAATTGTTGTTAGTGTTCCAGTCATTTTTTTTCTCCGTTTTAAAGGGATCCCGAAGGATCCCATTGTTTGTGTTTTGTATTATAGTTAAAATGGTTTTTTAATTCAAGCTGTTTGAAATTGTCTCCATCTGATGGTGTTTTGATGATGTTCCCAGTCAGGACATGAACCATAACCAGTTTTCCATCTCATTGGAGTTTCACAGATTGTCTGAACCTTTCTCATGACATCAACAAATTCACAGACCCAATCCTCATCAAGCACTGGCTTTCCTTCTTCCATTCTCATCACTCCATTCATTGAGAGATATGACAAGTCATACACAATTGTCCAAATCCTGAAGAAGTAGATATTACTGTCTTTGAGATTGAGCAAATACATTGCCAAATCCCAATCAATGATCCCTCGATCAACACAGTCATTGTGTAGTTGTTTAAATCTGTTTTTATATTCAATTGGTAGTTGTTCGTTGAAGATTGTTGCTTTTTGATTTTTCATGATAGTGTGTTTTTTGTATTTGTATTAAAGGGATCCCGAAGGATCCCGTTTTGATTTAGATTGTGTATTCTTGAGTGACATAGTGATCTTGGTCTCTGATCACCACTTCCAATTTCAAGTTTGGGTATCTGTTTTTGAAGTACTTGATTCTTGGTACGAATTTCTTAACCATTTCATTCAAACTTCCTTGCTCCCATTTCCAATCTGCATACGCATGTTTGATTGTAAGATCTGAACCAAGCATTGAATCTTTTCTTTGAATCAATGTTTGCATATCAATTTTAAATTCAATGTTTCTGTGTTCTGCAAGTAGTTTTTTGATTTCTGAAGTTGTCATTGTGATAGTGTTTTTGTTCTTGTGTTTCTTAATTCAAGAGTAATATATGAAATATTTCATATACCAGTCAAGTGTTTTGTCAAAGAAAATGAAAAAAAAGTGAAAAAAAATTAATTA